CTAATAATATAAATATCTTTTTCATAATTCCCTCCTTATTGTAATACACCAGATGAATAAACAACAGAATCGTTAGATCCTCTAAACGTAGATAATGGAGCTGAAACATAACCCCAGTCAACAGATATCTCGACTTCGATAGTTAAATCCTGAGTATATCCACCTACTGATGAACCGTCTGCTCTTTGGGCATAACTGTGAATTGCAAAGTCTACTCCAGGAAATTCAGGTACCTGGAAGCTACCATAATCACCATTATAAGAAGTTGCTAATACAGGATCTAAAGCCTTTCTGTTCTGCTTAGGTATCCAAGGTAATGAAGCAACTAATCCTGGCTCGAAAAATAATCCTGATTCAGTGTAAGTATTAGTGATATCTAACAACGTTCTAGTTGTAGGTACTAATGCATCAAATCCCATAAACTGGAATGCTGTATTAACTCCGTTGTTATCTCCCTGCGCTGCTTTATCTTGTGCTAAAACATATGCAGGACTGTCAAGAATACCTATTAGGTTGCCTCTGTAAAGGTTAAACTCCATCATTGCTTTAATGTTCTGAAACCAGTTACTTCTGCTTGCATTTCCTAATTGGTAATCATCAGCCGTTGCGTCAAAGGTTCCATTACCTCCACCTGCATTATACTGAGTTTTATCAGCAATCAATTGAGTAACAAAATATGCATCTATTCTATCTAATAAATTGAATACAGCGTTCTTTAAACTTGCTGCGTACATTTCTTCAAAAGAAAATACGTTGTTATCAGCTTGCTTAATAGATATACTGAATGTTTCTGATAGAGTCGTCCATGATATTGTCTCTGCCAATGAATCGCCTGCCGCGCCTGTGTGATTATGCGATCTTGCTGTTCCGTCAATAGCCGCTTGTCTTATTGGAAAATAAGCGTTTACTGTTCTGTCTTCTCGTGTTCTTATGTCATTAAGACTAGGATTAGCTACGCCTCCCAGTTCTGATGTCTTAACGGCTGCGGTGTCAGGCATGCGCCATTCTCCGCTCAAAAACTTCTCGTTAAACTTGGCTTGACCTGCAACGAGAGCTGATGGTGTGAAATTTGCCATATTGTTTCTTTTTAATTTTTAAGTTTTGTAATCAAAATTTGCTTCTTTATTTTTTGATAACAGAGCTTGACCTTCTGCGCCCATTGGTTCAATATTATTTTTCTCACAATAAGCGTTAAATTCAGATATGTTTTTAAATTTACTGGAACCTCCCGCACCTCTGTCATCACCGTTCATTCCACTTTTCTCGACATACTTGCGTTCATCTAGGAAAGTATTTAGAACTGTCTCTAAAGATAAAGGATTTAAAACACCATCTTTAAGTATTTCGTTTCCTTTTTTTACAACGGTACGACCTTCTTCATCTGTATCTACACTGTAGTTATTTAGAAATAATGTTGTAATATCTTCTTTCGGTATCTTAGTTTTCTCTGGAATCAATGAGCTAATCTTTGTTTTTGTTTGCACCCCAAACAATCTAGTCTTATATTCTTTTTCAAGATTACTATTTGACTCCATAGACTTCTCTAGTTTCCCTTGAATCTCTTTATAATCCTTTTCAAGATTATTGTACTTTTCATCTGGCTTAATATTAGCAGCACTTAAAACATTCTCACCATAAAGTTTTACAACTTCATTCACGTCTTTTGAATCAGACTCAATGTTAAAGTTCTTTTTGATATCCTTTGCCAATATCTCACCCATTGCATTCTTACCCTCGTCAAAACGGTTTTTACCAAAATCCAAATTCTGACTTTCTGTAAATAGTTTTGGAACTTCCAAACTTTGTTCATCTTCAGCTTTAATAGCCTCAGTTAGTTTAGAAACATCGAACCCTAAAACCTTTAGCTTTTCTTCTGTCTCTTTATTTAACATATTATTTTACTTTATATTCGATTAATGTATTTTCTCTGTGAAAATTTAATTCATCAGCTTGGGCTTGTAGCATCTTACAAGTCTTCATAGGCTTATTGCCGTCACGTTCTAGTATATTTTTATTTCCCTTGCGTCCTGTCACTACCAACTTGAATTTTTTAAACTCTTTTGGTCCGTTAATAGGCTTCTTTTCAATCTCCTGTTCCGTCACCGCTTCCGGTTCCTTCTTCTCTGTTGTCATTTTGGTTTAATTTTATTTGTGAATATTCAGTTAACTCTTTTATTAATTGCTCGGCTGGTTTATCAATGATCTCGTTTACCATCTTAGTTTTTAGCCAATCACTAAAGTTTGTTTTCTTTGACCGTTCAATGTCGCTTACCTCCATACTGATTACTTCTTCTATGCTGTCATGAATGAACGGTTCTACTTTGATTAGCTTTAAATAATATGCTAAGAATATTTCATTCCTTTGGTATTCCGATTCATAGTATTGTTCTAGTAATTGATCTAATGCACTTACCGGGGCTTTATCATTTTTAGACTCAATGTATTTCTTCCAAATCTGGTCTGGCGATTCTATTAAGAACCTACGACCATAACTTACACTTGACCCTTTATATGATTCACTGTAATAAAACTTACCAAACAGATCAATGATAACAGCATGAACATCCTCTGCCATATCTGCGTAAACATTCAATTTATTATTTACAGGTTGCGTATCAATATATCTTGCTGTTGCTGTCTCGTTTTCTCCACGTTCTGAAGTTGTACCCCACTGACTAAACTCGATTAGTTTATATTTCCAATCTAATTCTGTTCTTTGCATTTCCCATGTTTCGAGGTCTGGCTGTACATAACCTGCAACGTCAGGAGCTAAAATTGGATCATCAGCATCACCAGGAGGCTTTAGCGTTATACCGTCACTAACATCTTTCTTTAAGTTATATCCTGTTCCACTACATGAAGGGCAATCTTGTCCATCTTTCAGTCCTGATCCTTGACATTTTGTACACTTCTTTACGTATTGCCAAAATACAGGATACCCATGCAAGAACTGATATATTTCTTTTACTGAATTGTTAACCAAGTAAGCACCTAATAGTTTTACTTGCTTATGAATTGGTGATACTTTAATGTAATGTACTCTGCTTTTATGCCGGACTGTTTCATGTTCTTAATAGTAAATATAGACTTCTGTGTTAAGTAAGCGCGATCACCATTCGCAGTTACCTCTACAAACACAACACCGTTTGGATCTGATATTAATTTATCTTTCCATACAGATTTTAGATACTCTCTTATTGAGTATCCTTTGCCAACATTCTTTAAATCATCTTTAAACTTTTGTAAGGATGTATCCGGTAAATCTATTTTTATTGAGCCCCCTTTAGCTGACCATATAGCATCAATAGGTCTAAGTAAGTTTTCTGTTAAAAAGTCGTTTGGTATTGCGTGTTTTCTGCGTAGTTGTAGTTGCTCTTCATTTTCCAGACCAGATATTACGGTGAGATATTCTGTTGTTCCTGTTCCGTAGTAGTGTAACATCAACTCTTTCGAGTCTTCTCTTGCTATCTCAATCCATTCATCAACTTCAGCAATTGCTAGTTGCTTAACTTCATCTTCACTTAATACAGCCATGCAAATAATTATTTAATACAAAGATATGTCAAATATTTTTACATGTCAAATAAAAGTGTCAAATATTTTTACACTGTGTCAATATTTTTTACAGTACTGCATCAAATTTCTTCTTTAACTCCGGTATTATCTTGCCATTCTTATCAATCTTAAAGAACCATTTTTCTATACCGTTCTTTACGTTTACAGATCGCTTAGTAATATATAAATCATAACCCCTTACTTTATTTATGCCTATGATTTGACCTCCTGGCTTTTTCTTTACTCCTTTTACATTATACCCGTACTTCTTTAAGTCGTCTATCTCGGTACGTCCTGAAGAGTCTGCTATTGTTCGATGTCCTTTACTATGCTTTACTAATTCCATTTGATCAACGATTGCCATTCGTTCGGCTCCGGTAATCTTCTCGGGCATTAGATTGTTTAAACAAAACACCTCGTCAATGTATAAAGAATTGCTTTCCTGCCATACATCTATCAAGATAGTAGGATCCGGTGATACACCAAAGTCCATACCTGAAGGTATCCGTACGGCTGTTTGTGGTATTTCATCAATGAATTTATAGTTGTATATCCTGCGTTCTGAGTAGAATCCTGTTTGACCTTCTCCATACACTCTAAACCATTCTATATTATTCCTGCGTGACTCAATAAAATCACGCTCGCCGTCTGGAATCATTTCGTTATCAATGTAAGTAACAACTATCTGCTCACTTATTGAATTGCCGTCTTTATCAGTTAGTTTTGGAACCTCGGTATGTGCCCAAAATTCAAAGTCTGGATTATAGTCTATGTATATTTCTTCATGCGTTCTGCCTATGTATGTACTCGCAACCTCCCATCCAATCTTATTAGCCTCATTTATGTATAGTATATCACGCCTCTTAGACTTTCCTGCCGATCTCTTTATATCCGATATATATCTGAATTGAATTATTGATTGACCAATCTTTAAGTCTTTATCTGTTTTATTATAGGCTTTCTCCCAGTCTAAATCACATTCATAAAATTGATTCTTGAAGTCTGCTATTGTTCCATCCTTTAAGTTATCGTAGGTATCAGTCATCACCGTAATTAACCGCTTCTTTTCGTTGGCTTTCTCAATAAGTATCTGAGCAATCGATACGTTCTTACCTGCACCTTGACCGCCTTGAATTACTTTAATCTTGGACTTTATTTGTTTTATCTTGTGATATGTAGATACATGGTATATCACTCTTTGTCAGGAAATTGTTTTGATACGTTTACATATTCTATAGTATTCTTATTAGTATTCTCTGCATGCTCTTTAAGACCTAGCTCTCTGGCTATAATGTTTGGATTTAACAATGTCGCTGCAGCTCCCTCAAACTTTTGAGAGTATATTATATCCTTTACGCGCGTAGTGATTGCAACATAATCTTCTTTGTCACAATAATTATCCCATGTTGTATGGCTTATGTCTGCAAAGATTTGGAACGCCTTTAACGTCATTGCTCGCATCTTTGGTAATGCAGTTGAATAAACAACGGTTTCGTCTTCAGTTCCTTTATTTATAGTCACTTTAAAGATGAAGATAATTATGCTATTTCTATAACTATTTTATGTGAGATGAATGAAAATATTATTGAGTAATGGCACACACAGAAGATGAAATAGAAAATATACATGAAGACGCTTTAAGATTAGCAGAAGAAAAAGAATGTATGTTTATTGAACATTTGATATCTTATTTACCAATATCTAAAGCTACATTCTACGATTACTTCAAAAAAGATTCAAACGAATTAAACGCTATAAAAGAAATAATAGATAAAAACAAAGTAAGTAAGAAAGGCAAAATGTATAAGAAGTGGTTTGATTCAGAGAACGCTACATTACAAGTTGCTTTAATGAAACTAATATCTACAGATGAAGAGGCACACAGACTAAACGGGTCTAGTCAAAAACTTGATGCAACAAATAAGAACGTTATAGAATTTAAGAACGTATCAAAACAATTTCCTGACAAAGAGTGATATACCATGTATCTACATATCACAAGATAAAACAAATAAAATCCAAGATTAAAGTAATTCAAGGCGGTCAAGGTGCAGGTAAGAACGTATCGATTGCTCAGATACTTATTGAGAAAGCCAACGAAAAGAAGCGGTTAATTACCGTAATGACTGATACCTACGATAACTTAAAGGATGGAACAATAGCAGACTTTAAAAATCAATTTTATGAATGTGATTTAGACTGGGAGAAAGCCTATAAT